AACTTTTTTTTTTCGGGGTTTTTGGGTATTATATATAAAAAGGTAGCGATTTTAGCCAAAAAAGATTACTATTGCCCTCTACGCTTAGGTACCACTAAGAATCTTTTTTTTTAGAAAGATTACTGCTTTTTTGTAAACCCTTGCTACCACTAAGAATCTTTTACTTTCAAAAAGATTACTAAAAAATAAAAAAGATTACTATTTTAGCTAAAAACAAAAAATCCTACTAAATTAATAGCAGGATTTATTTAATTATAATCTTTTTATTATTATTTATATTAATTCTAAATAGTGTTTTACCCCTCCTATCTCTAATATTTTGCTGTTTACGTATGCTTTTCCTATCGTATTTCAGCATTGTTTTACGTTGGTTATCTAGATTATATTGGTGTACGCTAGTATTACAGGATAATAAAAGTAAGATTAGTAAGTATTTCATGCACAAAGGTAAGAATAAAGGGAGCTTTAGACAAATAATTGCGTTTATTTTACTCCCCTTATTCAGTTGCTTAACCGTACCACGCATTAAGCAGCTATGTATCTGTGCCAAAAGTACGAATAAAGTTTAATTTAGACATAGAAGGAAAACCCTTTATCTTTGTATTTCTCTTTTTGGTTTTGAACCTCATGTTTGAACCAATTAGGATTTGTATTATCCGCTTCCAATAGTTTTATTTTTTGCATTTCAACCGCCTTAATTACCCATTCAGGAAATCCATATTGAATAGCCATAGATTTTTGATAAATTGGTATTGCATTTTTCTTATCTTCTATGCCAAATATTTTTTTAATCCAATTTGGTAACCATCCAAAGTATTTATGCTTTACCATTTCAATTTCCCACTCTAAAGCTTCTCCATCACCAGCAAATTCAGAAAAAGGTAAAGTTCCATCTGCTCTACCCTCTGCCCATTGCTTAATGTGAAAATTTACCGACGCTTTACACATCAATAATTCGTTAAGCAATTTAGGCTCACAAGTTGGATAGTTTTTTCCTGTGCTATCAATTAGGTAAAATACCTCTTTTGCATTTTTTCCATTAATATCTTCAATCGCTTCAAACTTTGGTGTAAGTGTTCCGCAAAAATTAAAATGCTTTATATTTTCAAAATAAAACTTATTGTCCCTTTCAAAATTGTCTGAATATTTTTTCTTCATAATGTTTAATTTTGGCACCTTATAACTTATCTAAATCAGATTTAAGCCTTGACACTAAGCTATCTTCTCCGTCGTCACCTGATAGAAACCAGTCTATCCTTTGAGCGTAGACTTCAGCTTTTTTCAACGCTTCAATTCCATCTTTAAATATTTGCTGTACGTCTTCTCTATAAACTTCCCGAAACCTTTCTTCAGGGTATTTCTCAAAGTATTCTTTTCCCCAAGGTAAAAAATCTTTCTCTTGACCTTGCTTATCCAATTCCTCTTGGATTTCCTCCCAAATCATTCTTATTTGATACTGGTTGTATTCAAATGCTCCTCCGCTCATAATTCAAAACTTTTATCAAAAAACTCTACTAACTTTTTTTCGTTATAAATCTGTTCATCTGCTACATCTGCTAAGTTTTCCCCTGATTGAGAATAATATACACTATTGCAAAACATCTCTAACTTCTTAAGTAAATCCGTTGTAAAAAATCTAGGAAAAACTTTGTTTAATACTTCGTAGTTATCTCTAAGTCTAGGAGCCATTATCATTGACTCAGCCATTAGTCTATCGTAATACTTTTTATTATTTAAGTATAACAATTTTTGTTCTTGTTCTTTAAATTTCTTATTCATATTCGTTGTTTTTAAACCATTCTAAGCCATTTAAACATTTGTTAAACGCTATCTTATCTTTACGCTCGTATTTATTTCTTAAAATACCCCCGTTATGTTCTCTAGTTAGTGGCATCAATCTAGTTCTTTTAAACTGTTTTAGCCATCTCATGTATGCTATTTCTTTATCCATGTCTTAAATTTTACTATAAAATAATTTCTTTGATAGGTTGTGTACTTTCCCATTGTCGCATTGTACCCTATATTGCTGCTTATAAGTTTCTATAATTGTATACACGTTCAATGTACTTATTAAGTTAGCATATCCAGCGCGTGCAATAACTTGTTTAGCTTCCATAAACTTAGGTTCTACGTAGTCTATTCCTGTTGTGTACTCGCTGCAGTTTTTGTGGTGGTGCGTTTCTTTGCATCCTACTAGACAATATTCTGTTATCATAATTTTGTGTTTTAATTTTTACAAATATAGTAATTATATTAACTATTACAAACTTTATTATAATTATAATTTCATTAGTTCGATTTTAACTCTATCCCAATAATCTATCATTACTATATCGTGCAGTTGTAAAGCTTCTAATACCTCATCACAACATATCATAGCGCATAAAACGCTTTGTTGATAGTCTATATTAAAGTCTACTGTCATTTGTCTTATCAGGTGTTCTGATTTCTCCTTAGCTGTCATTTCTTTTTTTATTAGTGTAAATTCGTTTATTACTATATCAATTGCTTGTGTTAATTCCTTAGGGTAAATCATTTCTCCTTCACCTCCTAACCTCCACCCTTGGTGTGTTTTTAAAATATTTATAGCGTCTTCTAAATCTATCTTAAATCTTGGTTTCATTTTCATGGTTTCAATATTTTAAGGTCTGCTTCTATTATTTGGTCTACTAATTTAAAGGCTAATTTTACAAGGCTGTTAGCATCCTCTTTTAACCCGTTATTTTCTGTTATCATTAAGATATTAGTAAGGTCTATATTGCTAAAATCTATTATGTTCTTTTTAAGTTGTCTTTTCATTTTGTAAATATTTCGTAAACTGTTAACCCTATCATTATTCCCACTAATCCTATTATCGTTAAAAATAATTTTAATAGGAATCTCATCTCTTTTATATTCTCGTCGTCTTGAAATTCTCTCATTTTGTTAGTTGTTTAATTCGTCTGTTTAAATATACTTCAGCTTTCTGTAAGTCTTCTAGTTCCTTTGTAGGGTCTTTTTTTCCTGCTCTGGCTATGTATTTAATTACGTTACCCAAGTAAAAATCTTTATCTAAATTCCATGCCTCAAGGACGTTGAACACTTCGAAGGAGTTACTAGCCCCCCCGTAATGTTTTGGTCTTAAATTATCACTCATATTACATCATGTCTTAAATCGTACTCCCTATTTTTTAAATCAATATATGCTTTTACCGATTTCTTTTTTAAGGCGTTCCATATCTCATCGCTTGAGTAATCTATTCCTTCTACTTCAACTTTGTAGATATTTAAAGCACTTCTTTGCTCGTCTTCTAGTTGTCTATATTGTTCTTCCTCCATTCTGAAGTGTAGAAACTCTTTACCTGCTACGCTCATCTTTTAGTTATTTCGTTAATTTCTAATTGTTGCTGTGCTGTCAATGTGTATGCTGTTTTAAGCTTGTCAAATACGTCTAACTCTAACCCTTCATATCTACTTATTGCTTTCTCGAATAATGCAGCAGAACAAATAGGTTTCGTTATTGCTTGTGGCGCGCTTGCTTTTTGTCCATCATCATCATCAGCCATTAAAAGCAAAATCGATGAAATTTGATACCTACGATAGTAAGTAATTTGCGACCCGAGCGCCTGACTTGTTAAGTTAGGTGTTAATTCAATACTACTTTCAACCATTTCAAAACTATCAATGTCGATTATCTGTGTAAACACTTTACCGTCTTTAATCGGTTGTAAGAGTATTAAACCCTTTTCTAGTAGTATCGGTTCAACTGCTTCAATTAACGCGTTTAAATCGGCGTATGTATTTTTAAAGTGTGGGTTCTTAGCGTTCTTTTTAACTACTCCTATCTCTTGCTTGGCTGCGTGTATTTTTGCGTATATTTTCATAACTCTTGATTTTTAAGGTAAATTTCTACTAGTTCATTTTGCATCCATTCTTGCTCGAATAATTCTGTAATATCTACTCCTGCAACGTACACTCTTAATACATAAACGTATTGACCGTCTTCAGGGAATCTATTGTCGTAGCTATCTTGAAATTCTACTTCTAAATCAATATCTTTATAATTGATAAATGTTGTTTTTGCATGACTAGGAATTAATTTCTTTAAATCCGCGATACATTCTTCTAGTGTTTTAATTGTGTTTCTCATAATTATTTGTTTATTGCTTTTAAATACTGTAAGTATAATTCATAATTGAAACTCCCTGTTGTAGCTTCGGCTTGTCCTTTTGATTTCCACCATTTAATACAGATTCCTAATGGGGGTGCGATGTAAATGTTTTCTTTTTTCATAATTTTGTATTTTTATTATTGTTACGTCTTATTGACATAGCAAAGATAAGTATAATATTGACTATAACAAACTTTATTATAAAATAATTGCTATTTATATTAATTCTAAATAAGAAGACCGAACAACTTTCGCTATTCGGCCTAATTTAACCTATCTAAAACACATGGGAAATTATGAAAAACCCGTGTAAATATACAAAATTATTTTATCTCAAAGTGCATCCAATCGAAATTCTTTTCTCTACCTAGAGAAACAAAACCATGTTTGTAGAATATGTCAATCATCTTAGCGTACTCAGGGCGTGCGAACCTAGCGGTTTTATTAGTTTCCTTTAATAGGTTTCTTTGAGCATCCAAATCGATGGCTATACCCCACGAATGGCGGCTAAACTCTGTACCCCCTCGCATTTTTCTATAATTGAAACAACCGCCAAATTTATCTATTCCTAAACGAACTATTTCAGGGTAAGTATAAACACTTAGTAATTCATTAAACACAGCTAAAAAGTTCTTCTTAACAAGTTTATGACATCTCATTTTATTCACGGGCTTACCATCGTAGACCATTGGGTAAGGTAAAGATATAGTTTCTAAATAACCAACACCGCCCTCGTTGGGTGTGCCGTATCTTTTAATACATTCAGCTGTTGTTATCATACTTATTTCTTAATGAATAAATCTGCTTCAGTTTTTCTACGTCTTACAAGTCCTGGTAATTCTTTACCACCGCCTTTAGTGTAGTGAGTACACCACCACTTATAAATTACTTCATCTGTAGACTTTTGGTTTACTAATCTAAACAAAGTTTCTGAGCTTCCACAGTTCCAACAAAATGATACTAAAGCGTCAAATTGATTTTGATTTAATGTAACTTTAATGTTTTTGATTACTGTAGCTTCGTATTTAGGCAATAGTTTTAACATTAACATATCAGCTTCTATTTGGCTAATCTTTTGACCCATTAAAACCTTGCTACCATCTAAGTAGTAAGTTGAACCATAACCAATTGTCCAAACTCCCGCGGGACACTTATAACTTTTCAACTTACAACCTTCAAAAGCTTTGATTAATTCGATACCTTTCTGGCTCGTCTTCATACTTAGATTTTAGCAAACTTTGAAACTGTAGCAGCAGTTGCTCCTATCGTAACTAGCACTGCACCAACTGAAGCAGTCGCAGGAATTGAAATTAAACCACCACCGATTAATCCTATTACTACCCCTACGTGGATTAACTTCTTAAAAAACATCGGTGTTTCAGCGTTCCATCTCTTTTTTACTTCTTTTAAATTTCTCATCCTTTTTTTATTTTAAATTTGTCTGGCAAGATAGCAAAATTAATTGATTTACTATACATTCTATTAGCTTTTAAATTCCCGTTTGCCATTCTTAACTCGTAACAATGTTCTAATTTGCCCTCTAATACTTCTACTCTTGAGTTTGTAATCCATAGCCAACAAGCTAGCAC